AGTAAACACTGCTGACTTTGACTATCGTGGATTTTTACCTGACGGCACAATCAATTTTGACAGCCAGCAAGTGATGTTTGAGATTGCTTGGCAGCGTCCCGAAGACTATGATATCAACACTGGTCTAGCTGACCCGTATTCAGGTGCATATGCAGGCAACCCAAACTTGGCCCGTCAGGCCATACAGAGCTATGTGTATCAGGCAACATCCTGTGTTAGTGAGTTCCGACAAGGCAAATTTGAACAAACAATCAACGGCTCTTTGTACATGTTTCCAATACCGCAGCAACAAAATGCAGCCACTACCAAAGCGGCCAGTGTATCAGTTGACGCCAATGGGGTTGCTGAAAGAAGTTCTGCACTCACTACCACCGCCAGCACTGTAATACCTGGAGCTGGTCCGCAGCCCGCACCGCCCTCTATAGACGCAGTGCAATTAAGTGCATCCAGTGCAGTGACCACAGCAATCAACACAGCTAGCCTTGCAAGACAGACTGTTGCACCAACTACTAGTAACGGAGCAGACGTTCAGACAGTTAATCTCCCGCCACCAAGGCTGGTAGGTGACGTAGATTTTGCTACCAACGAACCTAACCAGCAGGGGCGTTTTGAAACGTAAGGAACAAGCATGCCTGATAATATACAACGCAGTAGAGGTGTACCGCAGAATTACAAAGCAAATCGTGGAGGTGTTCCAGCACAACCAGGGCCGTTTATTGGCAAAGTCATGAGCAATGTTGATTCCACTAGATCCGGTAGATTGCGTGTGTACATTGAAACATTTTCAGACGGCACAGAAGAAGATGATACCAAGTGGACCACCGTGGAATACCTGCCAAGCTTTTTTGGAGCCACACCGTCCAATGTAGGTACCACAACCGGAGCAGGAACATACCCAGGTAACCGCAACACATACGGTATGTGGTTTACCCCACCTGACATTGGAGTCAAAGTCATGTGTATCTTTGTCAACGGCGAACGAGACAAAGGTTACTACATTGGCGTGCTGCCTGAACAAGGACTGGGACACATGGTGCCAGCTGTGGGAGCCAGCACAGCGGCCGACACAGCCAACGAAAATCAAAAAAAATATTTTGCTGATGCAACTCAGTTACCAGTTTCGGAAATCAACACAGCCAACATAGGAATTATCAACAATCCTAGATTTTTTGATCAACCAAAACCTGTGCATGCTGTGGCTGCTGCCACAATGTTTCAGCAAGGCCTAATCACAGACACAGAGCGTGGGCCTGTGGCCAGCAGCAGTCAACGTGAAAGTCCTAGTCAGGTGTTTGGCATAAGCACACCTGGACGGCCAATTTATCAAGGTGGATTCAAACAAGAAGATGTGTTGAGTCGTATTGATCAAGGTGCTATATCTCCAGCTGACACCAAGGTAATTGGACGTATGGGCGGGCACACCTTGGTCATGGACGATGGTTCTGTGGAAGGCAAAGATCAAATGATCAGACTGCGTACAGCCAAAGGACATCAAATTACCATGAGTGATTCTGGAGACTTCTTCTACATCATTCATGCCAATGGACAGAGCTGGCTGGAGTTTGGCAGCGAAGGCACCATTGATCTCTACAGCAGCAATTCTGTCAACGTGCGAACTCAGGGTGATCTCAACCTGCATGCTGACGGCAGTATCAACATGTATGCTGGCAAAAACATCAAGGCAAAAAGCAAAGAAGCTCTACAGATTGAAACAGAAACTGACTTGATCTTGATGGCTCGAAAAAGCATGTCTGTGTATTCAAGAGCCACATTGAGTATCAAAGCCGACGGTACACTGGGTCTTCAAGGCAAAAACGCCAGCATCAATGGCGGCAGTGCCATTGTGGCCAGTGCTGGCACCATTGACCTCAACGGACCCAAAGCATCCAACATTCCCACTCCTGCAGTGATTCCCATGAACCTCATGCCTGACGTGACTTTTGATGCTAGCACAGGATGGAAAGCAGTGGACAAAGGATTGGCCAGTGTGGTAAACCGTGCACCTACACACGAACCATATCCGTTCCACAACAAAGGTGTCAAGGTCTGAGTATGGCATCTTTTTCATTCTTTAATCCAGGTGCAGCACCCGACGATTCAGTGAGCACTACAGGACCAGGCAATACACAAACTCCGCCCGGTGCACCTCCTATACCAGCAGGAGTGGTTATTACTGCGACTACAGGTCGTACAATAGTGATCAAAGGTCCTGCGTCCTTGGACCGCGAGACTGCTCAAAGAATTTTTAATCAACAGTTGGCTAGTGGATCGCTGATAGGTCTGGTTCCTGGAGATGTCATAAGTGCAGCAACACAAACAGTAAACGGATTGACTACTGCTGAATCTCAGTTGCTGCAACAAATATCTCAGACTCCCAGTCGAGCAGAACAAGTAACGCCCATACAAGTTATAGCTGATACTTTGGCAAAATTTCCAGTTACCAATGGTATCACCGTGGCTGATTATGCAACACAACCTGCAGAAACCACTGGCTTAGGTAATATGACTGCGGTTCAACTCACTGGTGTGTTGGCACAGGTACGTAAACTTGCAGCACAACCTGCCACAGTGGTTACTGCACAAGGACTAGGATCATATGCACTCACAGCAGCACAATTAGCAGCAGCTGGATACGTAAAGCCAGCAGCAGCTCAGCTCTTGCAGTCGGGGCAAAACTCTTTGCCCAACGTGCTAAAAAGTCCAGCGGCATGGACTGGGCTCAATGGAGCAACGTCTTTACAACAGATACTGTCCAACGAACCTTTGCAGCAACAGATACAAATAAATCTAATGAATGTAGCCCTGAATTATCTTAGACAAGTAGGCATTGCTATTGATCAATTTCCTGCTCGTAGTCAAGCTGGTGCTATACTCAGTGCTGCAAAATCACCAGCCGCTGCCGAAGCATGGTTGCGAGGACAACCTGTTAGTGCAGCTGACAATGAATTGTTCAGTCAGTATGTGCGAGATGGTGCCTATGCAGTAGATTTTGCAGATAGCAAAATCAACAATGCCATGGCCAATGAAGCAGATCCAGTGGGAGTAACTAACGCTACCAATCGCACACGACTAGATGCTGCTACCAACAGAATTGTGGGCAATCCCAAAGTTCCGCAACTAGTGTATGGTACCGAACCTGTAGACCCCGTGCTAGCAGCAGAATATACTCGCTTACAATTGGTGCTGACCACCACACAAAGTTCTGTAGATGCAATAGTAGCACAAACGACCACTTTGCAAAACGCTGTGTTACGACAAAGTCGTCTAGATAGTTTTCGATTAACACTGACTACTCTTAGAAATCAGGTTGCCACACTGCGACAGCAAGCATTTACAGCTACGCCAATTTCGCCTGCATTAGTGGCACAGTTGGATCTGTTGTTGCAACAAATAGACAATCAAATAGTCAGAATCAACAACAGCATTCAGTTGATTGAACAAGTCAAAGCCCAGCTACAACGCCGATAAATATTGCTATGTCTACATTCATTGGCTTCAACACTATCAACCAATTCAAAAAGTTCACTCTCACAGATTTTGAGTTGATCAAACGTGACCTGCTGAATGCGTTCAACATTCGTCCAGGACAACTGCCGGGACGTCCAGGCTATGGCACAACGTTGTGGAGCTTTGTGTTTGAACCACAGACTCAGGAGACACAGAATTCTATTCAACAGGAAGTACAACGTGTAGCTGGTGGAGACCCTAGAATATTTGTGAGTCAAGTAGATGCATACCCCCAAGAAAATGGTATTCTATTGGAAATACAACTCACAGTGGTTCCTACTACCAATGCCAAGAGACTGAGCATTTTCTTCGATCAACAACAACGCACAGCCAGCTACGTATAACTGAGCCGTTTTTAGTCTCCATAAATACTTCAAGGTGACAAAAAGGTTCAACGAGCATGGCAAAAACCACTAGACAAACAGCAATTTTCGGTGTAGAAGATTGGAAACAAATATATCAGACCTACAGGGAAGCTGACTTTCAGAGCTATGACTTTGAAACTTTGCGTAAGAGCTTTGTAGATTATTTGAGATTGTACTATCCTGAAACCTTCAACGACTACATTGAAAGTTCAGAATTTATTGCATTGTTGGATATCATTGCGTTCATGGGCCAGAGTCTGGCATTTCGTACTGATCTCAACACTCGCGAAAACTACATGGACACTGCCGAGCGTCGTGACAGTGTGGTACGACTGGCCAACCTGGTCAGTTATGACCCCAAGCGAAACACTGCATCCAGTGGATTCCTCAAAGTTTTCAACGTCAGCACCACAGAAAACGTCACAGACTACAATGGTATCAATCTCAGCAACGTTACTGTAGACTGGGCCGATCCTACCAATCCTGACTGGCAAGAACAATTTACTGCTATCATCAATGCAGCTTTAGTGGACAGCCAACGTGTGGGTCGTCCAGGCAACCGACAAACAATTTTAGGTGTTCGCACAGAAGAATATGCCATCAACTTGCTGCCTGGCTTTTTGCCAGTGGTACCTTATACTGCTACCATTGACGGCGTATCAATGCCTTTTGAAGCAGTGACTTCCACCAGCGTGGGCCGTGACTATGTGTATGAGCCATCTCCTCGAGCTGATTCTCCGTTCAACATTTTGTTCCGCAATGATCAATTGGGATTTCAAAGTGCCAACACTGGCTATTTCTTTGCGTTCAAGCAAGGTACCTTGATCAACACTGACTTCAACCTTGCTGAACGTATCAGCAATCGCACAGTCAACATCAACGTAGAAGGTGTCAACAACGAAGACCGCTGGTTGTTTCAGTTAGACAACGTGGGCAACGTTACTCGTGAGTGGGAATACGTAGAAAGCGTATACACTGCCGCAGCAGAACAACAAGTAGAACTGCGTCCAATCTACAGCACTACCAGCAGAACCAACGACCAAATTACCCTGGTGTTTGGTGACGGTGTGTTCAGTGAAATCCCTGTGGGTATTTTCCGATGCTATACCCGTGCCAGCAACGGCTTGGAATACATCATCAACCCTGCTGAAATGCAAAGCGTGAGTATTCCCATCAGTTATACCAGCCGCAGCGGCAACCTTGAGACCATTACATTTACCTGCGGTATCACACAACCCGTGACCAATGCACAAGCTCGCGAACCCATTGACGCAATCAAACAACGTGCTCCTGCTAGATTCTACACACAGAACCGTATGGTCAACGGTGAAGACTACAATCTGTTTCCTTACACTCAATACAACAGCATTATCAAGAGCAAGGCCCTGAACCGTGCCAGTATTGGTACCAGTCGTTATCTAGACTTAGTGGACAACACCGGCAAGTATAGCAGCACCAACAGTTTCAGCAGTGACGGTGCCTTGTGGGAAAACAACATACTGCCCACAATTCTGTTTAGCTGGACCAACCGCAACGAAATTGCAGACTTTGTGACCAACAGCGTGCAACCGCAGCTGACTGAAGCCACAATGAAACAGTTCTACTATGACAATTTTCCTCGCATATACACCAATGCAGCACCTGCAGGCAACTTTGTGATAGGACAAACATACATAATTGCCACAGTGGGTACTACTAACTTTGTGGCAATTGGTGCTGCCAACAACAATGTGGGCACTGCATTTGTGGCCACAGGTGCAGGTTCAGGCACTGGTACAGCTTTTGTAAGTGTGGCTGGCAGCACTTGGCAGCAAAGCACTACGCTGGCCAACGAAACCACAGGCTACTTCAAGAACGCTGCAGGTACTCCCATTCCTGTTGGTCCCAGCAGCGGCACAGATTTCAAATATGTACAAGTGGGCAGCTTGATCAAGTTTGTGGCTCCTGTGATCAATGGACAGCCCTACTACTTTGATCGCAACAATAGACTGCAAGCTGGTATTCCTACTCGCCCTGACGAACGCACAGAAATTTGGGCCAGTCCACAAGCCATTGTGGGCGACGGCTACAACAACGGCTTAGGTAACTTGACTTCAGGTGCCGGCCCAGTGACCATCAACAACTTTGTACCCACAGGTGCTGTGGTCAGCGAAATCATTCCGCTGTTCGTAACGGATCTTCCTGTGAGTATAGAACAGCAAATGGGCGACCAAATTGAACTGTTCCGTGACTTTGGTCTGGGCTACAACAACCTAACAAGTACATGGTACGTCATTACCAGTACCAACCTAGATCAAGATGCACCCTGGAGTGATGCCAATGCACAAAATCAGTCAGGACAAAATTTAGACGCCAGCTGGTTGGTACAATTTGCGGTAGAAAATCAAAACTACACAGTGACATTCCGTGGCCTAGCCTACTACTTTGGATCAGTGTTGCAGACACGATTCTTCTTCTATGGCGATCAACTGATCTATGACAGCAGAACAGGTACTATCATCAAGGACTTTATCAACGTGTTGGCCATGAACACACAACCCGATGACTCTGCACCACTCGAAGGCGATGTAATCATGGATATCATTGGTCAGCCTGTGGAGTCAGACGGATACGTTGATGACTTCCA